GGCGGGACGCTTGCGGCATACGTTCGAAACCTGACGATGTTCCTGCGCGATTTCTGTATGGCGAGCTGGAACGCGGACAGGCTCAAGGACGCGGAGATCGAGAAGATCAAAAAGCGGTTAGACGCGCTGGAAGGGAAGTGAGAACATGGCGAAAAGAACGACGACGGAGACGTTTCAATCCTCGACGACAAACAGCAGAGAGCACAGTCAGAGCCAGAGCCAAAGCCAGAGCCAGAGCACGACAAAGAAGCTGCTGGACAGCGAATTGCTGAGCCAGATTCTTGGCGGGTTGGCCGGGAACATGACGGACAAGGAGATTGCGGCGTTTGCGGAAAACCTGCTGCGGCCGCAGCTCAACGCGGGGATTGAGGCCAGCCGACAGAATTTTGAAACGACGAAGCTGAGCAAGGAGCAGGAGATCGCGAACCTTGCGGCCAACCTGACGCGCGCCATCGACGAGCAAAACAGCGCCTACCGCCAGAGCAAGGCGAACGTGGAGACGGCGGCACTGAACCGGGGCATGGGCAGGAGCAGCTACACGCTGCAAACGCTCGCCAACCAGGGCGACGCGCTGGCGAAGGCTGTACGGGAGCTGACGGACGAGAACGCGCGCAAGACCGGGCAGATTCAAGACCAGATCACGCAGGCGGCGAAACAGAACAGCCAGACGCAGGGACGGCTGAACACGGACTTTGCCAGCCAGTTGGCGGCGAAGGTGCAGGAGCTGAAGGACACGCAGCGCCGGGAGTACAACAGCAACTACCTGACGGCCATTTCCGCCGCGATGGGACAGCAGACGACCGGCACCCAGCAGACGACCGGCACGACCGACACGACGGGCACGACCGACACGGCGAGCCACACGACGAGCACGACGGGTTCAGGAAGTTCGGGGAGCGGCGGAAGCGGCAGAAAGAAAAAGGCAAGCAGCGACGTTGACGCGATTTCATACGGATAAGGAGAGCCTATGAGCAAGTGGAATGACCGAAAAAAGAAGGACGACGAGCAGAACGCGCAGATCGAAAAGCCGGAAGAATCGGCGGTGAAGGATTACAGTGCGGGCGCAATCGGAAAAGCATATGCGAATACCGAACGCCCGGCGATGAAGACGGCGCAGACGCCCAGCTTTGACGAGCCGAGCCTGACGGGCGTATACGGCTTGCAAAAGAACAGCAAGGGCGAATCGGTCATGGACATGACCGGGAAGACCAGCGGTTCCCTTCAAGGCATGAAGCTTGCGCTGAACAACGAGCTGACCATTTCCGGACAGACGAAGCTGAAGCAAAGCCTGAACAAGCAGATTGACAGCGAGCAGGAAACGCGGCAGAAGAACGCCAATGCGCGCAGCACGGCCATGCTGGAGCTGGCCGAAATGCCCCTGATGGGCTTTGATGGGCAGAGCATCAACGCCAATACGGCGGACGCGGCGACGGTGATTCGCGGCATCAACGCCATTGCGGACGACACGCTTCGCGCGCGGGCGGCAAAGGCGTTTAAGACGCTGACGCAGACCGAGGGCAGCCGATTCTACGGCGAAAACGCGGACGGCGTGGGAACGTTCCTTGAAAGCGCGAACCTGACCAAAGAAGAATACAGGGACGCGGCAGAGGACTACGCGAGCCGATTCTACGGAGACGGCAAGCACGACAAGGAAGACGCGGCGGCCTACCTCAAGGCGCGGCAGGAGATCGAGGAAGGCGCCTACTCCGACTATGCGAAAAGCCAACTGACGGCGGCGCTGGACAAGGCATACACGGGCATCACGGGCGGGGAAACGCCTTCCGACAGCGCAGAAGGCGCATCCGCCGAGGCGGAAGACGAAGCGCGCGCGACCGAGGAAGAGCGGAAGAAAGAGAAGAAGCCGGGATTTTGGAGCGGACTGGCCGGGAAAGTGCCCGAGCAGGAGGAACAGGAAAAGGCCGCAAATCCCGCGCAGGCGAAAGCCGAGGAAAGCGGCAAAGCGCCGGAAGTGCAAGGCCCCGTTCAGATGCGCAAGATGACCCCGGAAGAGCGGATTGTCGCGCAGGGCGGGATGAGCTTTGCGGAATGGATGGCAACAACTCCTTCCGTCAGCTCCGCTGACACCTCCCTCAAGGAGGGAGGCAGGGAGCGCACGGATGAAGCAGGCGCGGAAATTCGCATGCACGAGGCGCAGACCGTCGGCGAGGCGGCGGACGCGCTGCTCAAGGGACGGTATGACCAGATCGAGGGCGCGGGCAAGGATGAACTGGATCGCATGCTGGCGGAGAGCGGGAACGCGCGGCGGATGATCGGCACGCTGACGGAAGCGGACAGCCAGCGCATTATCCTCGGAAACGACATGGCCGACGCGGTGACCTACGGGAACATCGCGGCGCAGGGACAGACGGTCAAGACGCTGTACGACGTGATGAAGAGCGATTCCTTCCCGGACGAGCTGCGGGGCGACGTGATGGCGCAGATGGTCGTATGGGCGGCGCAGGCCGAGGCGATGGAGCAAACGGGGACGCTGGGCGGCGACGCGGAGCTGCCGCTGATGGAGCGCCTGCTCACCACGGACGAACACGCGATGGACGAGCTGGCAAGCATCTACGCGGCCAGAGACGAGCTACTGGCCGACAAGGCCGACATGCGCAGGGCGCAGGAGGAGGCGAGCGCGCAGGCGCTCAGCGACGCGCGCACGGCGGCGCTCAAGGGAACGGCCAGCGAGGAACAGCTCGCGCTGGTGCGCCAGAACGCGCAGGCAGGGCAGGACGAGCTGAACGCGGACATGGGCTACGTCGGGCGGCTGGCGGCGGTGGACGACTATTTCAGGCCGGGCGCGAGCCAAAATGCGGTCAGTCCGTTTGACTTAAGCAGCGTGAAGCTGAACCTCGACGCGCAGGGCGTAATCGACACGGGCGACTATCAGGCGCAGCTCAGGGAGCAGATGGACGCGCTGCTCGAAGAGGACACGCAGACGGCGCTTGCGCTGGGGCTGACGCTGGACGAATACTACGCCAAGACGGGCGGCGTGGACATGAACGCGCTTTGCGAGCGCGCGGCCAGCCGCATCAGCCAGCAGGGCGCGGCGATCACCGACGAGGAAATGGCGGCGCTGGACGTTCCCTTCGGTCAGGGCGTGGGCGCGAGCTACACGGTCGGCGCGGGCATCCGCGCGGGCGGCGAACAATGGTATCTGGATTTCAAGGACAGCCTGTACACGGGCTATTCTCAAGGCATGGTGCTCGTCAACGCGGCGCGCATCCAGAACCGATACCAGAACGAATACGGCGCATATGGCCGGACGCAGTACCGCAAGGACATTGAAAGCGCGCTGGCCAGCGGGACGCTCGACGAGAATTACGCCAATGCGCTGAGAAAGGCGCTGGCCGGTGCGGCGGACGTATACCAGCTCGGCATTGACCCGATGGATTTTGAGGGGGATTTCCTCAAGAACAGCGCGGAGGTGCGCCGGGACATCGCGACGATGGAAGGATTCATGCGCACGAACGCGACGGAGGATGAATTCAAGTGGTTCGGGCGCGTGAAGGGCATGACCTACAACGCGGTTTCGGCCGGTGTGGCGGCGGGAACGACGCTGGCGACGGGCAGCAGCCTGCTCGGCTTTAACACGGGGTACAGCGTCGTCGGGTTCAAGAACAACTTTGACGAGTATCTGCAAAAGGGGTACAGCATTGATTCCGCCCGATATCTGGGCGCGGTGAACACGGGGCTTGACTGCGCGGCGAACTTCGGCACGTTCGAGGGCATATTAGGCAGGATGACGGGCATGAGCGCGCTGACGGAAGCCGCGAGAAGCCGGATCATCCGCAACCCGGCGGGCGCTTGCAGAGGCCTTGCGGCGATTCGAACGTTTGGCGAGGCGTTTAGCAAGGCGTTTGCCCGAAACGAATTTGACGAAGTGGTTCCCGACGAATTCTTTGAAGGATTGTCGGCAAACTGGACGGACAACGCGCTGGGCGAAATCTTCCGCAAGGTGGACGCGGGAGAGGAAATCACGTTCACGGACGGCCTGAATATGGCGCTGAACTTGCTGAACCCCAAGAACCTTGACGTGAAGGGCGCGGCGGAGGGCGTTGTCAGCGGCGCGGTGGAGAACGCCATCGGCGCGGTGCTGTTCTCCCTGTCCGGCGCGGCGGGAAGCGGCGTGGGCACGCTGCGCGGCGTGAGGGCGGCGCAAGACCTGATGAACGGCAAGCGGACAGACGTGGAGAACGTCATCATGGACGTGACAAAGACGCTGGGCGACGAGCAGGCCTGCGCGCTGCTCAACGACTATGCGCGGCAGCAGAAGGAAAGCAAGGCCGTTGCCGAGGAAATCATCAGCGGGAAGGACGATCGCGGAAGCGCAGCGCACGCGGCAAAGGCCAAGCAGCAGGCCGACGAGGCGCGCGCACAGGCGGAAGCGGCGCAGACGGCGGCGGACAACAGCCGGGCGCAGTTCGCGGAAGCGAGCGACGCGGTGATGAACGGCGACCTGACGCGGCAGAAGGAAATGACCGAAGCGCGCGTGCGCATGGGCGAAAACCAGAAAACCGCGAACGAGCAGGGCGCGGTCGCCGTGCGCAGAACGGACGAAATGCAGCAGGCGGCGGCACAGCGGCTGGCAGAGGCGAGACAGGCGGGCAGAAAGGCCGTCATCGCGGAGGACGCGGCGGCGCGGGAAGCCATGCTTGACGACCGGGAAGCGCGGATGCAGGCCATTGACAACGAGATTGCGCAGCTCGACGCGCAGCAGCAGGCGGCGGAAGAAGAATTCTACGCGGCGGCGCAGAGCTATACGGAAGCGGAAGCCATGGGAATGGACGAGGAAACGCTTGGCCAGCTCGACGCGCGGATGAACGAGATCGGCGCGCGGCTGATGGCGCTTTACGACCGCCGGGAAGCGCTGCAAAACCCGGAGGCTTACGAGGCGCGCCGGAAGGCGGAGACTGAAATCGCCGAGCGGGAGCAGCAGGCGCAGGAAGAATACCAAAGGCAGACCGAGCGGGAGCAGACACAGAGCGAGATGGACGAGATCGCCCCGGTGGTCAGGGACATCCGAAAAAAGCGCATCTGGCTGAACGAACAGCAGATTGCCGAAGTGTTGCACACGACGGGACTGCGGACAATCGCGCAGGTGAACCGCCAATACGGCACACAGTTCCGTGTCAACCGAAAGAGCGCGGACGTTGACCTTGACAGCGGCTTTTTCCGCGAGCTGGCGGCGCAAATCCCCGGACGGATGGACGAGGCGAGCGCGCACCCGGAGACGGAAATTCTGAATCTGCTGGACAGGAGCGGCGAGCTGAAAGGCAAGCTGGGCGGGATGGAGGCCAGCATTGGCGCAGTTGGAGCGGACGCGGGACAGGAAGGCGTAGACCAGGGCGGCATCAAGAACCCCGTTTTCCAGAAGTTTTCCAGCGTAATCGGAAAACATTTCGGAACGCAGATTGTGGTCGCCGATCTGGGGGACGGCCTTCGCGGACACTACGACCCGCAGACAAACCGCCTGTATATTTCCAGCCGAATGGGCACGGGCGAGGCGATGCGCGTAGTGCTCTGCCACGAGCTGACGCACTTTATCGAAAACGGAAAAGGGTATGGCGCATACAGGGACGCGGTTTTGCAGGCGGCCTATCGCGGCGACGAAACGGCCATGCGGCACGACGTTGAGCGCATCACGGAAGTGTACGCCCCGGTCTACGAGCGGGACGGCCGCACGTTTACGCCGGAGGACGTGCAGAAGGAGCTTGTGGCCAGAGCGACGGAGACGGTTATCGGCAAGCTGGCCGACTGGACAAAAACAGGCGGCGAAACGCAGATTTATGATCTGCTGGGTGAAAAGCAGCGATTCGGTGTTCGACTGTACAACAGCCTGACGCAGTTTATCGCCAGAGTGAAGGCGAAGACGGCGGGCAGGATGGACGAATACAACGATCTGGTCAAGGCGCGCGACGCGCTTCGAACCGCGCTCATGGACGCGGGAAGGGCGGCAAAAGAGGGGCGCAGACAGTATGCGCTGGATTTGGGGCAGGACAGCCACTACGATTATTCTAAATCGTTCGCCGAACAGGTAGAGGACTGGCAAAATGGAAAGTTCCCGAAAAATGACGCGCTGCTTGTTGGCAGAACGCCGGAGGTTTTCAGGAGAATTGGCCTGAACGATCTGCCTATGACGATGAACCAGACCCATGTGGATTACGCGGTGAACGGAACGAAGGAGGACCACCAGATGAGCTTGGTCATGCTTGAACATCTTCCGGAGCTGCTTGAACATCCGGTGGCGATCATCGAATCGGCAACGCGCCCGAACGACAGCATTGTGGCGATTGTGGACGGAACAATCGATGGAAAAAATGTGATTGCGCCGATTACGATTCAGACCACGTCAAGAGCAAACGATGTTCAGATCGACGCAAACCATCTGGCGAGCGTTCATGGCAGAGGAAATGTTGAAAACCTGTTCAAAAAAGCGCTGCAAAAAGAAAACGCCGACAGCGTCGGCGTGTACTATCTGGATAAAAACAGAGCCTCAATCCTGTTCGGCGATATAAGGGTACAATTCCCAGAGATTTCCGAACAGGCCGGGCTCATCCATAGTATATTCGATGCAGGCGGGTCTGTCAAGCAGAAAAGTATGGAACAGACAGAAACACGCCAATTCAAGCGCTGGTTTAAGGACAGCAAGGTCGTTGACGAAGACGGGAAACCGCTGATTGTCTATCACGGCTCGGACGCGGATTTTAACGCTTTTGATATGACCAAAGGCCGCGCGAACATGGATATTCAGGGCGCGTTCTTCTCTCCGTGGGACGATGATGCAGCCGGTTACGGCGGCAATGTGAGAGCGTTTTACCTGAGCATCAAAAACCCGGCGGATGAAGGGACGGCTTACAAGGCGCTGAACCGATTCAAGGGACAAAACGAAGCGGGCGTGAAAGCGCGTGAGTATTTGGAAAGCTTTGGCTATGACGGCGTGAACAACGGCGGCGAGGAATACATCGCGTTCCATCCCGAGCAGATCAAGAGCGCGACGGACAACGTCGGGCTGTTCGACCCGATGAACCCGGACACCCGCTATTCGCTGGTGCTCAACCAGTTCGGCAACGTCAACGCCCAAAAGATCGACACGCTGACAGACCGAATCAAGCAGGGGCTTATCGGAGACGCGCACGAAAAGCAGATCAACCGCGAACAGGTGGAACGGGCAAACGCGAGATACGATCAGGAGGGTGCGGACGCGCTGATTGCCGACCTCGCCAGCCGGGACATGTGGACGGCGGATGAAACCATCGCGGCACAGGTGGCGATGCTGCGGAGCCAAGACGAAGGATATCTGGTGCGGGCTTTGCGAATTGCCCAGATGTACGACGACCACAGATCAAAGGCCGGACAGGCGTTGCAGGCGGGCAACGCCCTTAAACGCCTGACGGCTTCCGGCGCGATGGCTGAAATGGTGAGACAGGCGGACGATGCGAACAGGGAAAAGGGCGTTGACGAAGGGAACATTCCCGTCGGCGACAGCGCACCGGTCAAAAAGCAAGGCCGTATCTACGACACGGCAGAAACGGTTCAGCAGAAGGCGCAGAGCGCCCCGAACAGCGACGTGGTGAGCGCGGACAATCCGCTGCACATCCCGCTCTCCGGCGCGCAGACGGCCTTGATTGACCACTACGGGCTATGGGGCACGAAGCTGCCCGGCTACGATTATTTCAAAGCATCCGTCAAGGAGCGCCAGCTTGCGGCCATCATCGCAACGCCGAACAACAACCGTGGAAACGGGCTGCTGACGCTCTGCCAGCAGCTTGAATTTATGAAGCGCGGCTATGCGGTGGTGACGGAAGCCGACCTCAACTACATCACGGGCGAAATGGCGACCTATCAGTTGTTGGAAGGGGACAACGAAACCCCGCAGACCCCGGAGGGGAAGACGATTATCCAGCGGATGTACAGCGCGCAGGCGAACACGAAGCAGAACAGCGCGTGGCAGAAGTTCAACAACTACGGCTACGACAGCATGCTTTCCGGCTCTAAAACGTGGAATAAGAACGTAATGAGCAACGTTCTGATTCGCCCGCTGGAGCTGACAAGCGAGGCCATCGGCTCGGTGGCGGACAGGATGATCGCCAAAAAGACGGGAAACCGGACGACGGCGCTCTCTTCCAAGGAAGGCCGACAGGCCGGAAAGCAGGCGTTCGGGGATGAAATCGCAAACACGCTGACGGACTACATCATTCGCGGCGTGGACACCGGACATTCCAGCAGCTTCGACATGAACCACAACAACCGCACCTACAACAACGCCTTCATGCAGGCTGTCCATGACTTTATCGCCATGGCGATGCAGCTTGGCGACCGCACCTTCTACGAGCAGAGCTATCAGGAAGAACTGGACGCGATTACAAGGCTTGGAACGAAAATCCAAGACACGCGCGAAACGGCGGACGGGTACACGGAAACCTATCTGCGGGACATGACGCAGGAGGAACGGCATGCCGAGGCGACGAGACGCGCGACGGAGCGCGTTTTTCAGGAGGACAACGCGATCATCGACGCGATCAACCGCATCAAGCGGGAAAACAAGGGCGCGGATATGGTCATCACGGCGATTATGCCGTTCCTGAAAACGCCGACGAACGTAGCGATTCGCTCCATGCAGTACAGCCCCATCGGTCTGGCCTACACGGTGGTGAAAAACGGTCTGATTGACGCGAAGATGAACAACGGCGTGAACTTTGACCAGCGAAAGTTTGTGATGAACCTCGGACGCGGGCTGACGGGCACGGGCATGATGGTGCTTGGTGTGGCGCTGGCGAACATGGGACTGATTCGCAAGGGACGCGAGGACGAGGACGACGCGAAGCTGGCGGCCATTGAAAAGAGCAACGGCAGGAGCTACGGCATGTATTTCGATTTGGGCGGCATTCAGATTCCGCTTGATTTCGCGTTTCCGGCGGTTGCACCGCTGGTGACCGGCGCGGAGGTTGCGGAATCGCTTGACCAATTCGAAGGAGACTTTGGCGCGATGGCGGTGGACATGAACAAGCGCATGGCGGCTTCCTCGATTGACCAACTGTTCGACAACTCGATGCTTTCCGGCGTTTCCGACGTGTTCAGGGGCTACAAGGACGGCGCACAGATCGCGACTTCCATACTGGAAGGCGTGGTGGAGAACACGGCGAGCCGCCTGACCCCTTCGGCGGTGCGCGCGTTTGCGAAGTTCACTGACCCTTACGTGCGCGACACGAAGAGCCAGAACTATATCCGACAGGTCATCAACCAGACGATCATCCAGAACTGGCCGCTTCTGCGGCAAACGCTGCCGACGGCCAAGACGATCACGGGCGAAGAACAGCTTCAGACGGGCGCGAACAGTTGGGACAAGGAAAGCCAAAACGCAGCGCTGCATTTTCTCAACAGTTTCATCACGCCGTGGACGGCGGGAAGCGAAACGAGCGACGCGCTGCTTGACGAGCTGGTAGACATCGCCTATCGCAAGAAGGAAACGGGATGGCTGCCCGGACAGCTTGTGAGCGGAAACAAGTACGAGGTGAGCGTCACCAAGACGCTGGCCAAGGAACTCAAGGTCGGCAAGGTCGGGTTTAACCAGTACGAGGGTTTCAAAATCCGCCTGACGGACGAGGAAAAGCGCTGGGCGAACAGCACCTACGCGGACACGCTGTTCAACGGAAGCGGCAGGGACGTGATCGGCCTGCGCGCGATGATGAGCGGAAACAGATGGGAACGAATGAGCGACGAAGAAAGGATAGAAGCGGTTCGGGACATGCAGAAAACGGCGAAAAAGCAGGTGTTGACCGAACTGGTCAGGCGAAAGAAGGAGGCGGGCGAAATCAGATGATCGAGGCCAATTTTGAATCCAGAACGCACAAGAACGCGGCCATTGCCGGGGTTTACCAGTACGATACGGGGCAGCGGCTCAGGATGCGCGGGCTGCCGACCCCGGACGAGCTGGCCGAAATGGACGACTTCCTCGCGGGGGACGTGGTGACGGTGCAGGCGCAATACGGCTACGCGGGGGACAGCCAGACGGAAACGCGCATCGCGTCCTTTGACGCGGAAACAGGCTGCTGGATGGCGGACATCCCGGACGTGTATCTGAAAAGAAGCGGCGCGGTGAAGGTATTCGTCTATGTGAGCTACGGCGCGACGGCGGACGAGACGCGCGCGAAAACCTGTTACGAGGGGAGTTTCACGCCCATCAGCCGCCCCGCACCGAGCACACAGGTCACGCCCAGCCAAGGAAACGCATGGGACGCGCTGGTGACGGAAATCAACCTGACGCTCTCGAAGATGAACACGGCGATTTCCGAGGCGAACGCGGCGGCAGAGGGCGCGAAAACGCAGGCGGAAGCGGCGCAGAATGCCGGAACGGAAGCGAGCACGGCGGCGCTGTCGGCGAACACGCAGGCACAGCGGTTGGCAAACATGAACATTCAGGCGCAGACGCGGGAATACGGCAGCGGAAGCACGGCACAGATGGCCGACATCGACGGGAAGCTCGTGCTGACGCTGGGCGTTGAGCGCGGACAGCCGGGTGCAAAGGGCGACAAGGGCGACCCGGGCGACAAAGGCGACCCGGGCCCCGTCGGCGCGCGGTTCCAGCTTTCGAACGGGATTTTGTACATTACAACGACGTGAGGTGAACCATGGCGATTACGACGAGCAAGGGAAGCTATCAGGACTACGCCTACACGGGCGGGATGCAGAGCGTCACCATTCCGCATGACGGCATTTACAAATTCGAGGTTTGGGGCGCGGGCGGGTCGAACTCGGCGCTGCATGGCAGCGGCAACTATGGAAACAACTACAACACCAATGGAAAAGGCGGGTACAGCGTGGGCTACAAGCTCTGCAAGAAGGGCGAGGTCTACTACATCTGCGTGGGCGGATGCAACAATCCCTATAACGGCGGCGGAAGAGGAAACGCCGGTTGGGGCGGCGGCGCGACGCACATCGCCACGAAGACGGGCGAGCTGAAAAACCTGTCCGGCGACAAGGCGGCGGTGCTGCTTGTCGCGGGCGGCGGAGGCGGCACAGGGCAGGCCAACGGCGAGGGCGGCAAGGGCGGCGGCTGGTACGGCGGCGGCT